TGTTTTGATACAATGTATCTCTTTGACCTTCGTTTAATGTTACTGGTGTAAATTCACCTGAAGTTGGATCAACATAACCAACTGCTGTTGCATTACTTACTAAACCTCTTTGGAATCCTGCTGGTGCAAACCATGGGAATGCCACTTGGTCATTAAATGCAAGTGTTCTTAATGCAATGTGTGAAGAAGGAACAACTACGTTAGTTCCGTCTAAGTTAGTTGACTGTCCACTTGGATAATAAACTGCCGCGTAAGGTGAACTTGATACAAGTCCATCTTCACCGTTTTCACTAGCATTGTTGGCGTTTGTAGCCCAATTAGTTAAACTTGTTGCATCTGCTTTAAGTCTAAATGGAGTATCACCAACTACAAAAGCGGTGTTTCTTCTGTCGGCGGACAATGCTATCATCTCGTCTAACATTTCTGGGAAACCAGGAGCGGCAATGATGTTAAATGAGTTTGTTTCAGCTCTAATGTCATCATTTGCAGTAATGGCACCTTGCATTTTAGATTTAACTAAATTGTGTGTGGCTTTTCTTAAACCATACATGCTACCATCATTCTTGTTCATACTTGCGTCTACCCAGACGTTACCAATGTTAGTTCCGCTTGGAGTGTAATTGATTTTCCACTCTTTAACGTTACCAGCACTAGCACGTTTGTTAAATCCAATAATACCTTGTGGGTAACTTGTATTTGCAGGTGCGTCAGCATCTAAACTAGATGAACTTGACTGTCTAAAGTCTGCAAAAATTACACCGTCTGCTGTTACTTGGTCTTTGTTATCAACACTTGCCCAAGCACTACCACTCCACTTATAAAGTGCAGGATAGTTTTCAGTATCGTCTGAATCTAACCATAAATCACCAGCCACTAATGCAGTTGAATCTGATTGTGTGCTTGGAGCCGAACTAGCAACTTGGAAGTCTTTACTAAAAGTCTGCCAACCAGCACTTGCATCGTTTTCTAGTATGTCAACGTTAGTTTTAACAACTGAACTATCATACCAGTATGTGCCTTCTGCTAATACGCCTGTGATTTGAGTTTTACTTGCTTCATAACTTAATGCTTCAAAGTTTGAATATACTTTGTCTACACTTGCAAGTCCAGTACCAAATCCTATTGTACTTGGTCCAAAGTCTGCGTGTAGACTTTTAATTTCGATATCTCTACCAACTGAAGATGTTAAAACAACATTATCGTTAGTACCTAAAGATGCACTTAGTTCTGATATACTTGCGCCTGCTAAACCACTGTTGATATCAAAAACAATATCTTCTGCAGTTGCGGCACTGGCGTTACCACTAATTGTAGCACTGATGGCTACGTTTACTGTAGTACCGTTATAAACAACTTGTACGTTTGCATTACCAGAAGCATCAATTGTAGATGCTAATGAAGAACCAGTAGCAACAACTGTGCTGTTACCATTGTGTCTTTTTAATACAAATTCACCATCGTTGTCTGCATTTTCGAATTCAGCAATTAAGTTTCCAACTGAAACATTTGCTAAGCCTATTGTGTTATAAGCCGCATTTGTGTTTGCATATAATGGAGCACTTACTGAACTAAATGCTTTTGTGCTAGAACTATAAAGTTTAACACTTAAACTAACACCCTGGTTAGGTGTGCTTGTTTGAATAAATACGTCGCCGCTACTTAATGAGCTAACGCCGTCTGATTGTACACTTGGTACAGCAAGGTGGTTACCGAATTGGAAATCACTACTTGTAGTAGATGCCCAACTTGTTGAACCAACTTGATACCAGTTGTCACTGTATTTTTCGTAGTACTTTACATCTGATGCAGTACCTGTAGCCGTATTAGCCACAACAGCATAATCGCCGTTTAAGCCAAATGCTCTCTTAGGTCCGCCTGTACCACTGTCAACGTTGTTTGAATCTACAACACTTACGTCTTTCTTCACCCATTTGCTACCATCCCATTCTCTGAGACCAAACAAAGAACTTGCTGTATCAAACCAGTAAGATCCGTCTGCTATTGTTCCAGTAGGTGCTGTGCTAGATGCTGATAATTGACCTAAGTCAACATCCGCTCTAAGAACGTATGCTCTGTTTGCCAAACCTAAGAAACTGTGGGCCGCTAGTAAGCCGTATTCGTTGAGATCATATCCATTTAATTGGTTACTGCCACTGCTATAAAATAATGGGTTACCAAATGTTTGGAGTAATTCACGTTGACTAGTTATAAGTTTTAATTTACCTGCTTGTGCTTTAGTTGTATTTGATGCAGTACCTGTACCGTCTGGTGCAGTTTTATCTTGAGCCGTTGCAATAACGATCAAAGGAACTGTGCCGGTACCGGCTGACGCATAAAACGATTCATCGCTTACACTAATGCTTACGCCAGGTGATACTAAATTTACCATAGTCTTTTCTCCTTGATATGAACTATTTCTAATAATTCTGTATATCTATTTATCAAAAAATGCTATAAAAGGTATTATTAGAAAAGTAGACTTCTACTTTTTATCTTTTTTGATAAATACGGAAATTTTAAACTATTTTGAGTTCTTTATCCACTAATGAACTATGGAAGGAATGCACTTGTTTTTCTAAATCTTCTAGTGAACCAGTATTGTCTAACACTTGATCAAAATCAAAACCTACCCAACTCCATTCACTAGCATGTACAGACTTATAACGAGTGTTCATTGTGTGCCTTGCTGGTACACTACCTTTGTTGGCCTTTACTGCAATGTCATGCCATTCTGGTAATTCATCTCTAACTACTGTTAGCACTTTACCGCCCATACTTTTTATTAAGTTTAATTCATTTTGAAATCTAGCATCGCTAACAACTATGATATTATTACTGTTTTTTCTTAATCTATATTCTAAACTGCTGATCCAAATATCTGAATTAAAATGATTACGCATGATATCTGTGCCTATAAGTTGTAATGCTAGGCGAGGTGTAAAGTTATCTATACCAAGTTTACGGGTCCAAAACATATCAGGCGTTTCTCTAAAATCTCTGCTCTCTATTGTATCGCCTTCTAGTAATTCTCTATCCCAACCAAATACACTTGCACAAACATCTTTTACTGGAGATGCAAAACTTTCTTGTGTGGCTCCTAACTCACAGAGCATGTTTGCAACTGTGTCTTTGCCCGAGCCTATGAATCCTGTTAAACCTATAATCATGTGTCTATCTTAGTTTATCTTTATGTATTGTACATTATTTATTTGTACATGTCAATTTACTTATTTCTATTGTGTGTTGTACTGTAATAATTTTTGAATATATGCAAATCTATGTTCTGGGTGCAAACACACAGAAGCCATCATTCTATCATGTGGACATTTTGTATTATCTATTTTGTGAAACTTGGCAGTATTTACTAATGTAGGCTTTTCCATATCATACAACTCATCTTCAACTTCTATTAAAGATTCATCATCAATGTAACTGTGACTTAATCTTATTTTAATACCTTCTTTAGTATCGTAAGTGTTAGCAAGTAAATCATGAGTATTACCCACACCACTTACTTTAGGGTAATGTCTTTTTAAAATATCTGTTACTCTTGGGTCTGTCTTTGCCCACATAATTTTGCTTTTAGACAAATCATAATCTAGTAATTTAAAATTTATTGCAACATTACGTCTAAGTTGTCCACGTACTAAAACAATGTCTTGGAATTCTTCTGGTGCAGTATCTACATGTTCACTATGTTCACTGTGCCATGTGTAAGTACCATTAGCAGGAGTATACACTATGCCAAATTGGTATACGGGTAATTTGAGTGCTTTGGTAAATTCTCTTACTAATTTTTTAGTAACACCAGATTTCCAAACATGTATCAACCCACCATTGTGAGCATACATTGTAAAATTATTTTTTGGGTCACCATTAAATTGGTCAATGTCGCCGTCAAAATTATCCCAACTTCTACTAAAGAGTTCTTTGGAAAGATCTATTGGATCTTGTAGAGGTATAGTTTCAGGTATTTTATAAAAATTCATTAGCCCATTACAAAGCCTAACGGTGAATTACCTTCTTCCATATTATGGATGCCTGTAACTAATTGTTCGATTTCGTTGAGTGCTTCTGCCTTAAGAGCATCGCCGTTAAGAGTAACTGCTCCACCTGGACCTGGTAAGCCACTACCAAACTTACTTCTTGCTTCACCTAGCATAAGTTTAGATTGTGCTAATGCATAAGCACTAAGCCATTCAGCGGCATATACATCTTTTATAAGCACACTTTCGGGTATAAAGTTAAAAACTCCTACAGCAATATCTTCACCATGATTGACATTACGAAGTATTGTAAGTTCTTTTGAATTTCTATTGAATGTAAAGTTATATTCACTACCAAATACACGACCTATAGTTTCTTTGTATTGTGCAAATGCATCAAATACTGCTAAACCACCTACTTGTCCTGCCTGTAGCATGTACATATTATTGAATGCAACATCAAACGGATCAAAGTTGGTTCCACCGCCACTGTTTGTACCAATACCTCTTCTGTATAAACGTTTTACATCTATAACTTCATCTGGTAAAGTATATTTTGTAACAGCAGGTTGTGTTTGAATAAAAATAACTGCTTCTTCAACGGAACCTGAACTTAACTGACGATATTTTTGTATAGATTTATTTATAGCAATATCATAATGGTCTCTGTCTAGTTCAACATCAACCATTCCGTCTGCAAGACGTAACGAAATTTCGTCAATTATTTCGTTTCTGCTATTATAACCTACCTGATCTATTCTTGTTGCCATACTACTATTTATCACTCTTTGACTTTAAAAGGCTTTAAGTATGATAGTAGTGTCGTTTAATCTTCCGTTTAATTTGATTTCAACTGCATTGATGTCTTTAAATGCTTTTTGATATTTTGTTTTTGCTGTACCTTTGAACAGTTTGAGTTGTTCGGCTGGCTTACGCAATGTTTTTTGTATACTTGTTGATATTTCAAAGTGCTGTATAGTAGTACCTTTTACTGACATGCCTGCTTGTAGGCCTTCAACTTTGTACATGCCTAATTTTCTAGTTTTAGTATTATATACCCAAACTTCAGTAGCATCAATAATCTCAGTAGGATTGATACTTGCAATACCTAGTTCAGGACAATTTAATTGATACTTTAGTTTAGAAACAAGTTTTTCTTTACTTACTGCTTTTGGTTTACGTGGCTTACGTTGTGCTTTACCTGTGTCAATAAGTGTATCACATGCTTGATTTATTTTTTCAAAAAATGCAACATAGTCCTTTTTCATTTTCTTATCCATGAAACTATATGCTTCGTTGAGTTGCTCACAATCACCGTTAAGGCTTTCTAATGCTTCTTCATAATTAGGTGCAAACTCTTCCTTAATAATTTTTGCATGGTTGGGTTTGACTATGCCACCTTCGTATGCTCTCATATCGTTGTACGGATCAAACTTCTTAAGGTCAAAACCATTCTCATGGATGAAGGTATCAAGTAAAAATTCCCAGTCTCCACAAAGACCTTCGACTTGTTCTTTCATACGTTGCTGTATGCTTACTTTTGGTTTAGTATCTGCCTTCTTGGCTTCTTTAATTTCCTCAATTTCTTCTGCTTTACTTTCTAACTGCGGAATTTTTTTAAGTAAATGCTCTTTTACTTTAGGGTCCATATACCCTTGGGTCTTGTGCCAGATAAAAGTGTGCTTGGCAAAACTTCTAAACCATACGTCAGGTACCTTTTTTAACTTTTTAACTAAGTCTTTGTCAAGTCCACTTTCTTTTTCAAGCCAAGTGTGAACAGTAGCATCTGCTTTTTTATCAGGAATCTCGTAATGCACAAAATATTCAAAGTTTCTGTAGAGCTTTAACTTCTCTTCGTCGGTTTTGAGGAGGTTGATGTCTAGCCATTGAGGCTCTGGCATCAAATATATATTCTTGCTACGTTTCCTTTTAGCCATTTACTGTGCTTCTTCTTTAGTTTGCCTTGGTTTTTCCAATAGCATCTTTACCATATTCGGTAGAGAATCATATCCTATAATGTTGTTTTTATCTTTTAGTAAAGACTTGTCCTGTAAAAAAATGGCTAAATCTACCATTCCTAAGAACTGACCTTCTTTACGTCCTGCTTTGTAAGACCATATTGTATTGATCACAACAAATATTAAAAAAACTGCTATCCATTCCATGCTCATTTTTGTCTCCGTGATAATTTGTAGTTATAGTAACATATAAAAAATCTAATGTCAACGGCTAATTTTGAACATCAAATGGTGGTTTTTGGGTTTAAAGTTGCTTTGCGGTAAGGCCTATGGTGGCTGATGCACATTTTATTGTGTTTTTTGTTACAGTACATTCGTATATGACATGATTTGCTTTCTTTTTAAGCAATTTTGCACTATATTTAATTGTGTCACCTGGGAATACAGGTGTTCTGAATTTACATTTATCAACTGTGGTAACAAAGGTAACATAATCTTCGTGATTTACCTTGCCTACATCTTTCATGGCCATTTTAAGAGCATGTTGGCCAGCACATTGGTTCATGCCTTCAATGAGATATACTCCTGGCCATATTTTAATGTGAGGGAAGTGGCCTTCTAGTACTGGATGGTCTTCAGGAATAACATACTCTGACTCGATAGTATCTGAATCAAAGTATTTTACTTCGCCCAACAGTTTAATTGGTTCTTGGTGTGGTAGTTCCATGCTGATATTTAACTTAATTTACTTGTAGTGTGGTTGATTAAAGGTAAAGAGTTTGTAAAAATACTGATTTATTTTTGCATACTCTTTAAAATTCCAGATGTTTTGATTTGTTATGTTATAATCTGTTTGCTTTGCATGTAATCTAGGGTCTTTATATGGCAAACCGTGTGCATAAAACAAAGCACCAACTTTTTGTTTTCCTAAACTCACCATTCTTGATTCATATCTCTGTACATACTTCCAAGCATCATACATTGTTAAACCAGATTTGTTTTTCCAAAGAATAATATTTTCAGTCATTTTAATAAACTCTTCTGGAATAGGTTGTCCTCTCATATCTACAGTAGTTGGTTCGTACCCCCACTCTTTCCAATTCTTACTAAAATCACTTTCGCTTAATTCTGTAAAGTGGTCTGTATTATCTCCAATTTTTCTAATGAATAAAGGACTCATCAAGGCAGTTACAAGAACATCTTGCTTCGAAGATAAGTAGTTTGACATATCTTTTAATGTCTTAGGTGTATCGCTCGGTAAACCTGCAATGAATCCACTTAAAAAATGCACATCTTTCATTAAAGTTTGTTTCATTTCCCTCAAAAACTCAAATTGTTGCATTGGATCCCACCCCTTACCAACATCTTTTGCACTATCAGGGTTAGTTGATTCTATACCTATATGTAATAATGTAGCACCACTGTCTGCTAAAAGTTTGGCTTGTGGTATATCATGTTTTCTATTAGCATAAACCAAATCCCATCTAATAAATGCACTCCATTTTAATTTAAAAGGTAGTCGTTGACTCATTTCATACCATGCAATAACTTTATCATGGTCATCGTTAAATGTATCATCTGTCAACCAATAATCAGTTACACCATATTTTTCATAATTGTCTATAAGTTCTTTTTCTATGCAATGTATACTACGCAATGACTCGTTTTTTTGCTTACCGTTAAGTGCAAAACTACAAAATCTACATTTAAATATACAACCACGTGCAACTTCTAATGGTAATAACTCTCCATCAATTACATGATCTTCTGGTTGCCATGTCATTGTGGAGTTTTCTATATCTAAGCGACTTTTTGCATCCATTAGTGTAAAAATTTTATCTTTATTAGTAGGATAGTGTGTAGAATCTACACTATCTTTTTTTAATTGTTGTAATAATTCAGGAACAGTTACATCACCAAACCCTAAATTTATATAATCTATAAGTTCTTCGCCTTTTGCTGTTTCCTGATTAGGACTTGTATTAGCACCACCCATTATAAATTTAGTCTTAGGATTTATTTTTTGTACTAATTGTTTGATATCTCTATCTGTTGGGCCGCCTAGAGAAAAAAATCTATTATGATTTTGTAACTGATGCCATTCGTTTAATTCTTCTTGTGTATAATCCTCATATGGATCAAAATTACAAATAGACGATTTATAATTTAATTGAGGGAAATTTCTGAACGTGTTACTAACACCAATTAGTAATGTCTCATCACCAACAAATTTTTTTATTATCTGTTTTAGTGTTTTTCTATCTAAAAAACTGTGAAAGTCTACTACTTGTACACTAAATCCATGCTGTCTAGCCTCATGTGCTACCTTGTATGAGCCCATGTACCTACTTGATGAGTATTGTACATGATCTAAATCACCGGTCTTCCATGTATCTCTTTTAAGCATAGAATTATAAGTATTCCCCCATTGAGGAGAATCAGTAAACAATAAAAAATTTACAGGAGTGTGCTGTATAGGAAAATTTTTAAAAGGATTTATTAAATCTTTTTGGTGGTGGTGTTCTTGATATAAAGAATGATCAAAGGTATTATGATTTTCTCTGCTTTGCATTGTAATATTTATCAGTCAACAAATGCTCTTTCTAATACAAAGTCTCCGGCTTCTCCAAGGTTGCCTTCTACAAATCCTATTTCTTCAAAAAATTCTCTTGCTTGGTAGTTCATGTCTGGCCCTCCACATACCATAATTCTATCTGTGTTTTTATTAAAACCGTTATCAGTGATATTATAAATATGTTCCCATATCCTGCCTTCTCTTTTATATTCTTCTTGTGTGCAAGTGTCATAATATTTTAAAGGAAAGTGTGATGCAATTTCTGTTATTACATTACTGTATGCATGTTCTTCATGTGTTCTTGTGGTATGACACAGTATGACATTTTTAAATTTTTCATATGTTGCTGGATCTCTGATAATACTCATAAATGGAGCAAGTCCTGTTCCAGTTGCTAACAAATATAAATTATCTGCTGGAGTTAAATTATCAATTGTCAATGTGCCTGTACATTTAGGCATTACTAAAACTTCATCTCCAACTTTTAAATGCTGTAGACGGCTTGTAAGGGGGCCGTCTGGCACTTTGATACTTAAAAACTCTAAGTGGTCATCGTAATTTGCACTAGCAATACTATATGCTCTAACTAAAGGTTTATCATCAATTGTTAGACCTATCATAGCAAACTCACCATTGATGAATCTAAATGTTTTACTTCTTGTTGTTTTAAAACTAAATGTTTTATCAGTCCAGTGATGGACCCAAGTTACTGTTTCTTTAAGCATTCTTAATTAGTTCTCCTGCATTATATAATTTTTCTATATCTTTCCATCTGTAAGTTGGACTAGCCATATATCGTAAACTTAATCTTGTAGCACCTGTAGTAGTAACTTTATGATAAGATGATAAATTTATTATATAAGGATTATCATATTTATATTTTGTACCCACAATATTTATATCATTTTTCCATTTTTGTTCATCTGAAATTTGATCTAATGCTACTGAAATCTTTACGCCATCTTTTTCTTCATGGGTGCTTTTATTGTTAAGCATGTTTTGTGTCAATTCTTTTTCTATTTGTATAATGTTGTCTGACATTTTTGCAAACTCTACTTTGGTATCACCTGCATTTTTTGTATACAAAGGATAATTTATTGCAAAATTATGTCTTGTACGTGGCATATTAGTGTGCCATGTTTGTTCATCTTCTCTTGAAAAACGTTTATCACAGAATCCTTCACGGTGCCAAGGTGTATTGCCTGAGAAAGTTATAAGACTTATTGCTATAATTCTTTTTCCTAATGCAACTGGAATTGGACTATCTAAAATATCTTTATGATATGTATCATCAAAATGCTGTTGTAGTTCACGTTGAATTGACTTATCTGTAATAAAACCCATCAAGGAAACATCTCTATATGTCTTTTCTTGGTTTCTTTCTGTGTGTGCCGGTGGTGCCCATGCAATATTTTTTGTCATCAAGCCGGTTGCAGGTATATCTATAGTAGATATAACTTCATAGTCTTGATCTGTAAATATATCTTTATGTGTTAGTGGTAAAGAAATATTAGGCAAATCTATGTAGGAATCTTTTATTAAATTGCTTAATACCATTACCTATCCTTATTATTATTAGGAAAATGGTGGAGCGAAGAGGGATCGAACCTCCGACCTACTGGTTGCAAACCAGTCGCTCTCCCAACTGAGCTACCGCCCCTACCTGTTGTTACTACTTACTTAAATTTCTATTTAGGTATGCTTTCATGTTGTCACCAACTCTTTCTGAGTTTGCTCTTACATTGTTGCCAATTTCTTCTGAATTCTTTCGAATGTTTGCACTAATTTCTTGTGCATTCTTTTGAATGTTTGCACTAATTTCTTGTGCGTTTCTCATTACGTTGTCGCCAACATCTTCGAACCAGAATTTATTTGCTGGTGCTTTTTTTGTAACTTTTTTTGCTACTGCTTTTTTGGTTATTGTTTTTACCATTTTACTCGTTTCCTGATACTTTGTATCGTTTTGGAGCGGGTGGAGAGAATCGAACTCTCATCTAATCCTTGGCAAGGACTCATAATAGCCGTTATACTACACTCGCAATCATAGTATATTTATTAGTAGTAAAATATTTCATATGAGCAAAATGGTGCCGATTCGGTGTTGTAGGATAGTTTGAACATCATTAAATCTTCTTTTGATTCAAATCTAACATTTAAAGTGTAACCTTCTGTCTCAAATTCTACTTTAATATCCTTGGGTTCTGCCCATTCCTTAACAGTTCTTGCTATTCTATTTTTATGCATGGTGGCAGGAAGACCGGCTCCTCCGGTTGGTAAACGAAATTTTGCGTATGGTAAATGCATAATTAAACTCTGGTAGGCGATGACGGATTCGAACCGCCGACCCCCTCGGTGTAAACGAGGTGCTCTAGCCAACTGAGCTAATCGCCTAAAATGGCGGTCCGACGGGGAATCGAACCCCGAACGCCGCCGTGACAGGGCGGAATTATAACCGTTTAACTACCGGACCGGTTATCTACTCTAATGCACTATTTTGAGAGTCCAAGTGCTGTTGACTCATTTGGCGGAAAGGGAGGGATTCGAACCCTCGGTACAGTTACCCGTACTCTTCCTTAGCAGGGAAGTGCTTTAAGCCTCTCAGCCACCTTTCCTATGATATCATTATACTAGTTATCGAGTAACTTGTCAAGTCTTTTCAATAAGTGATAAATAGTACATTATGCCAAGATTAAGTTTATGGAACAAAAACAAAACCAATGATTATGACTTCATTGACAGTATTGTTGCAGAGCATGTAAATGCTGGTGGTACTGGTGTATATGTACACAAATACATAGGCACTTACCAAGATGACACTAGTGCTAGTGTCGGCAGTGATGAATTATATATTCAAGATGTTCTATTTTTAGAGAACAGAGATAGAAAATATGATGAAAACATTTATGAATTGAGAGGTTCATATACTGTAAATGATCCTGACTTTGACTTAACACAATTTGGTTTGTTTGTGAACAACGATTCACTATCAATGACTTTCCACATGAATACATGTGCAAGTTTACTTGGCAGACGTTTGATGGCAGGTGATGTTATCGAATTACCACATCTAAGAGATGATTTATTATTAGGTGGTGGTGATGCAGTAAATAGATTCTTTGTAGTAAGTGATTCCGGCAGACCAGCAGAAGGTTATGACCCAAGATGGTGGCCTCACTTGTGGAAAGTTAAACTAACTAACATTACTGATAGTCCAGAATACAGAGATATACTTGGTACAGGTGATCAATCAGACGATTTAAGAAATATATTAAGTACATATAGTACTGAATTAGCAATATCAGATAAAGTAGTTGAAATTGCAAATGAGGATATGCCTTACGCACCTGGGTACTTTGATGGTGGTCATCTTTACAGTGATCCAGAAGATCCAGACAATAAGCCTGGAGTATATTTCCCAGGAGATGGTACTCCTCCAAATGGTGTAAGCATTGTGGGTAGCGGTAGTTCGTTTCCAGTTGATGCAAACAACAATGATTATTTCTTAAGAACGGACTTTAGTCCACACAGATTATTTAAAAAATCAGGAAGTACTTGGATGAAAATTACAGACGACAATAAGAAGGCTTGGTCGGCGGCTAATAAACTACTTACATCATTTATCAATAATGATGCTACTAGAACAAACACAGACGGTACTACTGGTGTTGAAAAAACAAATCTCAGTAAAGCAGTTAAACCGAAGGCAGATTAAATATGGATTACTGGTATGATGCACAATTAAGAAGATACTTGGCTCAGTTCATGAGAATATTCTCTGGCATGAAAGTCAGCGAAGGTAAAAGAAACGGTGCTACTTACTATAATAGAATACCAGTTAGATATGCAGACATGAGTAGAATGGTTGCTCACATACTAAAGAAAGGTAGTGAGAACATGGTAAACAGTACACCATTTATGGCATGTAATATTCAAAGTTTACTAATAGCAAGAGATAGAACACAAGATCCAATGTTAGTTGACAAACTACAAGTAGCAGAAAGAAATTATGATTCTACAGCAGGAGAATACCAATCAGGACAAGGAAATTTATATAGCACTGATAGATATATGCCAGTACCATATAACTTAACTATGAATGTTGATATATGGACTAGTAATACAGATCAAAAAATGCAAGTACTTGAACAAATTCTTATTTTATTTAATCCTTCTGTTGTACTACAACATACATCAAATCCAATAGACTGGACTAGTTTATTTGAAGTAGAACTTACAGATTTACAATGGAGTAATAGAAGTATTCCTGCAGGTGTCGACGAAACAATTGATGTTGCAACACTTACATTTACTTTACCAATATGGATTAGTCCTCCAGCAAAAGTTAAAAGACAAAAAATTATCAATACAATCGTTACTAACGTATTCAACATTGATAATTTAAATGACATGGGGTATGATGCTGATGTATATGATTTCTTTAGAAGCATAGATGAGGAATTTGAATTACATACTGTATCACCTAATAACTACAATGTAGAAGTTGTAGGCACAGTAGCAACATTGTATAAAGATGTTACAGTAAAAGCAAATTGGAATGACTTATTAGAAGTTATTTCACCTCAAGGTTCCTCGGGAACAGCAGGTACTCAACAAATAGATGACATACCTTTAACAGTTGGTAGCACACTACAATTAAATTTATCTAATGACGTAGATTCTTCAGATAATTTAGTTACTGGTATTATTGCAAGAAATGATACAGACCCAGGTAAACTTATTTTTACTTTAGATACTGATACATTGCCAAGCAATACACTTAGTAATATTACAAGAATAGTAGATGCTAGTGTAAATTATCCAGGTGATGGCACATTAGATGCTTCAACTAACGGACAGAGATATTTACTTACTACAGAAATTCAAGGTGATAATTGGGGTATCTCAGCAAGTGCCAATGACATTATAGAGCACAATGGTAGCAAATGGAATATAGTTTTTGATGCCAGTACTTCCGATGGTACTGTACAATATGTCTTAAATAGTTACACAAACAAACAATACAAATGGTCAGACCAACAATGGACAAGCAGTTACGAAGGGGTATACAACCCAGGATTTTGGAGAATAAACATTTAAGTATCATTGATAAATTAAATCCAATGACTAACTTAAAAAAACACAAAGGTATAAGTGCCGCAGGTGTTTTATTCTTAGCAAGAGATACCGGTAGATGTTTATTTCAATTAAGAAACTCAGATAAAAAACAAAAAAATACATGGGGGTTTTGGGGTGGACTTATGGAAGGCACTGAAACGCCATACGAATGTATTCAAAGAGAACTTGCAGAAGAACTTGGTTTCTTTCCAGACATATCTAAATTAAATCCAATAGATACTTTCCAAAGTAAAAATAAAAATTTTATGTACTATAGTTTTGTAGCGATAGTAGATAATGAATTTATTCCAACTCTTAATGACGAGAGTGCCGGCTATGCATGGGTCAACATAGGGCAATGGCCTAAGCCATTACATGATGGTGCAAGAAGCACATTAGGTCGTAACAAAGGCACTGATAAACTACTAACACTATTATCTATACATTCTAAATAAATATATGCATGGCAAGAGATATTATAAATTTCGATGCTATTCGTTTGGCAACTGAGTTAGACAAATTTAAAAAGTTTGAATCTATACCAAATGCATTTTTTAACGGCACATTCACAATACCACAAGTTTTAGATTTATTACCAATACTATCTAAAAAACATCAGCAACTTGCATTAGATTTAGTAGAGCAATATAAAGTTGATATTAAAGGGAGTGAAGAAGGCTTATATAAAAGTTTAATAAATGAATATACATCATTTTTAAATAACCAACATACTAGAAATGAACGTTGGGAATATCCTGCTGTATTAAAAAAATATAGAAAAAATATAAATCCAGTTAGGGCATTAGTATATGAATGTAGAGAAGTTTTGTATACCTACAATCATCATAATGAGCATCATGCCTGGATTCAATCTCTAGTTACTACTCCAGAATTTTATCATAGTATAGTTGCTGATATTGTAAAAGATAGAGAGAAGGTAGATAAAATTTTAAATTATTATATACCTTTATATGATGCTGGTGACTTTGATCATCCGATAGAAATTAGACACTTAAGAACTTTGAGAACTGATTTATTAGAGTATGCAAATTTATTTACACGACTAAGAAATTGGCAAGGTGATGACTAATTATTTAGAAGTCTTTCGTTCTACTCCGTCCCATTCACCTGCAGGCATAGGTTGTTTTATTCTTTCTGCATACAGTTCTGCAAGTGTATCGTTCCAGTTATGATCTTTTATTATCTCTATTTGATTTGAACAAGTTGCCCATTCTCTGTTTTGATATGCATCAACCATTCTGTTCACTACTCTTGCATACTTGTGATCATTTAGTATAGTATAAATTGTTACAGGTGCTGTTTGTCCTTTAACTGCAATCTTATCTAGCATAGTTAAATTTTCTGGTGTTGCAATTTGTTTTAACGTATGCTCTGTAAACATAAAAAACACACCATACTCTTTTGTTTGTGCTTCTAAACGTGCCGCTAAGTTTACACTATCACCTAATACGGTATAATCAAAACGTTGATTACTTCCCATGTTACCTACAACTGCATCACCTGTATTGATACCTATGCCAACACCTAATTCCATTAAGCCATCTGCTTTAAGTTCTTTATTTAATTTAGCAAGTTCTATTTCCATTTCTTGTGCTGTTTCTACTGCCAACTGAGCATGATTGTCTATATCAAGTGGTGCTCCCCAAATAGCCATTAAGGCATCACCTATATACTTGTCTATTGTTCCTTCTTTACGCATAACTAAGTCTGTCATTGGTGTCATGTATCTGTTTATAAGTTGACCTAGTCCTTGTGGATTTGTTTTAAACTGTTCTGATATAGGTGTAAAGCCACGTATGTCTGAAAATAGATATGTCATAGTTTTTGTGTCTCCACCTAACTGTAATAGTTCTGGATTCTTTTGTAACTTTTTAACCATTGCTGGAGCAAGGTAATGTTCAAATTGCTTTTTAATTTGTTCACGTAATTTAAACTGTATCCAAAAGTTATTAAAACTTGATTGTGTAAACACTAATAAAAATGCTAAAGCAGGAAAGGTTGCGTCAAATAATTTGAGGTTTTCTTGATAACTTGTGATACTCCACCCTACTGCCCAACCAAAAGAAAACACAAAAATTAGCCCACTTAACCATACAGGTGAATTATAAACTGCTAAGGCTATGAAAATCATGCCTAATAACGCACACAGAAGCTCTGTAACAGCAGATAATTCTGATCTGGTTATATTGGACCCATCTACAAAATTCTGTAGCATATGGCCCTGTATGTGCTGTGGATAGAGGTTGCCTTTAGGTGTTGGCACTGGGTTAGTGATACCTTCTGCTGTAACACCAACAATAACAAACTTACCTGCTAAATCAGGTAAACTGTTTATATCAACATATTCAACTTCTTCGAATGTATTATTAAATCTAATATATGCTGTTCCATTTGGTTGTGTTACTATTGGATCAAACGGTGGTACTGCAAATTCTTGTACACCTATCTCACTTGTTTTTAAAACGTAACTAGGTTTCTGCGTATATGTACGCAACATTTCTATAGCAAAACTAGGATATATTTTACCCTCAACGCCTATTGCTAGAGGATATGTTCTTGTTTGATTATCTGGTTGTGGTGCTGATGCTATAACACCAATACCTTCAGCAACTGATTCTAACTCAGTAATATTTGTTACTAAATTTGGCCATGTTAGTAAGTAATTAGTAGCAGGCACTGGACCTATTGTTGCTGTTCCAATATGTGGTCCTGAAGTTTTAATTCCTTTTGTACTGGGTGTTTGTGATAGAACTATGCCGTTGCCTTTTATCCAACTGGATAATGTTTCGTCTCCGCCAAATCGATCTGCTTCTGGAAACATTACATTAAGTCCTATCATACCAGCATTCTTTTGTCTTAAGTCATGAATAAGTTGAGCAAAGTTTTGTCTCGGCCATGGCCATTGCCCCCATTGTTGTAAACTTTTTTCACCTATGTTTACAATAACAACTTCGTTGCTTTGTTTTACTTCATCAAGTTGTTGTAAATAGTCAAATGTCTGCGAACGCAAACTTTGAAGTGGTATAGGATCAGCAACTCTCAGGGCCGATAATAAAACTATAGTGATGGCGACTGCCCATCCGCTGTAAAGCCATTTCATAGTATTATTTATCGTATTTTACGACATTCCTGCTTGGCTTGATTTAATAATCTGAAATTATTTCCAACAACTGCCGCATAAAACATATTAGTACTATCTAATTCTTCTTTTGTTACTTCTGTCCAATAATTGTTATACAGTAAGCCTGGTAGCAACAAAACACTTTTTGTTAGTACTAGTCTAGCATCACTAGGATTTTCTGTAAAAAGTGGATTCACTTCTTTCACACAATCATACTTCAATGCTCGTGATGTTGAGTAAACATCTAATATTTGAAACGTCCAAAATGCTAACCATTGTCCATTAGTAGCATGTGGAGTCATATCAAATTTTGGAAGTCTTTCTATATCAATTTTTTTGCAAAGTTCAAGATTGTTATCACAAAAATATGGATCTAGTGGGGGATTATAAGTAAGGTCTAGCGATAATATTTTCAAAGAAAAAAGCGACATTATTAAAAACGCCGCTTTGTTCACTATTCGCACTCCTTAGGATTTTCAGAGCAGTATCTTTTAATTTGATCAATTAAAAGTTTTATATCACTGTCCTTACTAGCCTTTTCCTCTTTGCGACCAGAGAAAAGGCTTAATCCTTTTTTGGGGATTCTTGGTCTTTTTGAAGTTCGTCGGTTTGTTTGTCAACGTTTTCTGCAACTGTTTTAACAACACCTTGTGCTGTATCTATAGTGACATCTGCAATGTTTCTTGCATCGTTAGTTACGGCAACTGCCATTGTTGCGGCTCCGCCTACAACACTATCAACAGTTCCTGTGACAATTTCTGTTCCGGCATTCCAGGCACCTCCAACTGAGGCACAACTAGTAATTCCAAAACTGAATACTACTACGAAGAACGAAATTAGATTTTTCATATCCGTCTCCTTATATATAAGAGTTATAAAACCATCTGTTATTATAACTATATATTATTTATCGTTTTTGCTTAATTTATAATCGATCAATGGAAGAATTTCCAAATATACTATGTTCTTCGTGTAATATCAATTCCCACGTTAGTACATCTTTTGTGATTTGGTTATCTGTTTCTCTGATTGCTTTTATCAATCTCTGTCTGTGACCAACTTCTACTTCGTACACAATTTCACACCACAAAAATAACAGATAAAAAATTGCTGGAGGAACAACAATAAACATTAGAACGTGTGGAAATAGCCAACCTAATGCTACTAAATGAACTCCTAAGATAGCCATAGCATAGTTTCTCAAACTGTTTGTGTACTTAGTAACGTGGCTCATAATCTGCAAAAATGTCTAATGGTTCTAAATTATGATATAACACAAACGGTCTAATGTGCGGATCGTACCCTGTAGGTTCAAACAAATAGATAGGTGTATACGGCCAATCTATGCCTTCACGTTGTGCATAATTATACACCATATAATATGTTATGAAAAGCCACAACGAAGGCACAACTAATAAAAATAAAACAAAAAAGTACATGGGAAATAATGCTATCAGTAATAATAAATGTCCGTATGCTATTGCACCAGCATACCATTTTAAACTGCTAGTTACTTTACTGATCACCTGGATTTTTAAGTTCTTCTTTTATTAAGAACCTTACATATTCGTCTGCATTTGTTAAATTATAGTCGGATACTATTGCAAACAGTAGTGTCAAAAACACAAATGTCATAACTACAGACAAGTATAAATTTATACCGGCTGTTATCTTCAGCCACTTGATCATATGTTTCATTACGAATATTATAGCAAATATTTAAAAGTTTGTCAACCGACTAGTTACCTTGTGTTACTGATACCGAACAGCCACCTACTGTTGCACAGGTTTGGCTGAGTGTG